CGGTTCGGCGACCTGGCTGGCGAACGAAGCCTCGACGATCAGCGAAGTGAATCAGACGTTCGGCCAGCTTTCGCTGTCGCCGAAGAACGTCGGCGCGTACACGGAGATCAGCCGCCAGCTCATGCTCCAGAGCAACCCGTCGATCGAAGGCATCGTCACGTCGGATCTGGCCAACGTTGTCGCGCTGGCCGTCGATACGGCTGTGCTCGCCGGCTCTGGCAGCGCTGGTCAGCCGACCGGCATCATCAACACCGCCGGCATCGGTTCCGTCACTGGCACCTCGCTCGCCTTCGAGGACATCCTCGAGTTCCAGACTGACGTCGCGGCCAGCAACGTCATGCCGGCGCGCGGCGGCTACGCCACGACGCACGCTGTCGCGTCGCTGTGCATCCAGCGCGTGAAGTACAGCAGCACCGCGAGCCCGCTGTGGGAGGGGAACGTGTGGGACGGCGTGATGCAGGGCTTCCCGGCCATGGCGTCGAACCAGATGTCGAGCGGGACGATGCTGTTCGGCGACTGGAGCCAAGTCCTGGTGGCTGAGTTCGGCACCCTCGAGATCGAGGTCAATCCCTACGCCGCGTTCACGGCCGCGATCGTCGGCATCCGCGCCATCTACACGATGGACTGCGGCCTGCGCTACGCCGGCGCCTTCAGCTACGCCTCGTCGATCACCTGATCACTGAAAGGACACCATCATGGCAACGAGTTCCAGCCAACCCATCGCCGCGCGCGTCAACCGCGCCTTCTGGATGGAGGGCAAGGTCCACAACGTGGGCGAAAAGCTCTCCGTGCCGCCTGCGCTCGCCAGCGAGCTCTACGCGGCCGGCAAGATCGAGCGCGCCGACATGGAGCCGAGCGAGCTGCACAAGCAGGCGCTGCTCGACATCAAGATGAAGGCCGATCGGAAGTCGGCCGGCATCAAGGTCGGCAAGGCCGCGGCCTGAGCAACGGGAGGCGCCACCATGCTCCACAGCTTCGGTTCATCCATGAAGATGGCCGCATCCCTCAACACTGCCAGCCAGGCCGCCGGCGCGCAGAACGGCGGCTGGGTGGACATCAGCGAAGCCGAGGGCGAGGTGGTGCTGATCGCTCCGGTCGGCGCCGTCACCGGCTCGGTGGTGCTGAAGGTGCAGGACGCCACCGACACGTCGGGCACCGGCGCGGCCGACCTGGCCGGCGTGACCACGGCCAGCTACAACACCGCCAACAGCGTCATCAAGCTGGCCTTCCCGGCAAGCTCGGCGCGCAAGGCGGTGCGCGCGGTGGCGACCGTCAACACGGGGCCGATCCTGATGGGCGCGTCCTTCGGCTACGTGCCGGGCATCGTCTGACGCCATGCCCTTCGCCGAAGACCTGTCGCCGTTCTTTCGCGTGGCCGAGTTCGCAAGCTCGGCCACGCTGGACGGCGCTTCGGTGGCGGGCATCTTCGACAACGAGTACGTGGAAGCGTTCGGGCTGGCAAGCCGCCAACCGATGTTCACGCTTCCGACCGCGGACGCCGCCAGCGTCACGCAGTCGTCGGCGCTCGTTGTCGAAGGTGTCACGTACCGCGTCACGCGCGCCGAGCCTGACGGCACCGGCGTCACCGTGCTGATGCTCGAGCGGCAATGAACCACGCGCGTCACGTCATCCGCGAGGCGTTGGTCGCTGCGCTCGCCGCCGGCGGCACCGCGGCCGGCGCGCGCGTCTACGATCACCCGAGCGACATCCGCACCGAGTTCCCGGCGCTCGTCGTCGAGGACATGGGCGAGCAACAGGACGCGATGACGCTGCCCGGCGGGCCGGCGCGGCGCATCGAGCGGCGCCTCGAGCTTCAGGTGTCCGCCGAGCTGCAGCAGACGACGGCCTACGCGCGCGCGCGTGACCAGTTGCTGGCCGACGTCGAAGTCATCGCGGTGAATGCGACGCTGCCGGGCGTCAAGTCGATCGTGCCGGTCGGCTACGCCAGCGACATGAGCAACGCCGGCGAGCGGCCGATCGTGGTCGGGCGGCAGCGCTTTTCAATCCTCTACTACACCACGCAGGGCGATCCTGCGTCCACCATCTGACGAGGTGCAACCATGCCAGCGGCTTCCGGCGTATTCAAGCAACTGTCCTACAAGGCGGAGTCCAGCTACGGCTCGGCGCCGACTGCGGCCGACTTCATTCCGCTGCGCCGCGTCACGTCCGATATCTCGGTCGTCAAGGACACCTACACGTCCAACGAAATCAGGACGGACCAGCAGATGCAGGACATGCGGCACGGCGTGCGCCGCGTGCAGGGCACGATCGCCGGCGAGGTCGCGCCTGGCGCGTATGCCGACTTCATGGCCGCCGCGCTGCGCCGTGACTTCGGTGCACTGTCGAACCTCACCTCGCTGTCGCTGACGATCGGCGGCACGGCGCCGGCCTACACGGTCGCCGGCATCACGAACCTGCTCACGACGTCGGGCCTGAAGGCCGGCGACGTGTTCCGCATCACGGCCGGCACGGGCCTGAACGCCGACGTGCTGAACAAGAACCTCCTCATCGTGTCCGCGTCCGGCACGACGGCGACGGTGCGCGTGTTGAACGGTTCAACGATGACGTTGGGCAGCGGCACGGCCTGCACGATCGCCATCCCTGGCAAGAAGACCTACGCGCCGACGACGGGCCACACGAACAAGTCCTTCGCTATCGAGCATTGGTTCGCGGACATGTCGCCGACGCAGCGCGAGCTCTACCTCGGGTGCCAGCCGACGACGCTGGACATCGAGCTGCCGGCGACGGGCCTTGCCACGATCAGCATGGGCTTCGTCGGGCGCACGGTCGAGACGGCGACGACGCGCTTCGCTACGTCCTTCGCTGCGGCCAACAGCAAGGGCCTGCTCGCGGCGGTCAACGGCATTCTCGCCTTCGGCGGCACGCCGGCCGCGGTCATCACGGGCGCGACGATCAACGTGCAGTCGAACCGCACCGGCGACCCGGTGGTCGGGTCCAACTTCGTGCCCACGATGTTCCCTGGCCGCATCATGGCGTCGGGTCAGTTCACGGCCTACTTCGAGGACGTCACGCTGCGCGATGCGTTCCTGAACGAAACCGACACCAGCGCCATCATCGCCTTGTCGGCAGACAACAGCGCGACGGCCGACTTCCTGACGCTCACGATGCCGCGAATCAAGGTCAACGGCCACACGCTGTCCGACGGCGAAGGCGGCCTGGTGGCCACGATTCCGTTTCAGGCGCTGCTGCCGACCACGGGCGGCTCGACGTTCCAGAACGAGCTCACCACGATCAGCATCCACGACTCCGCGGCGTAAGCCGTAACCAGCACCGACCCGGACGGCTGGCGGGCATTTGGCTTCGCAGTTGGGCTTGCCGGCCGTCCGGGCACGGGCACTTTCAACTGCGAAGCCATGACCGACGACACCCTCGACCTCGAAGCCTACGAAGACGTTAGCACTGCTGACGTGCGCATCAAGCATCCGATCACCGGCGCACCGACGCCGATGGTGGTGACGATCGCCGGACCCGAGCACCCGGACCGCAAGCGCGTCTACTTCACCAAGCAGCGCCGCATGCGCGCCGCGCTGGCGAAGACCGGAAAGATTCCGGTCAGCGACCCGGAGGAGGACGAGGCCGACGAGCTCGAGCTGCTCGTCATGTCCACGCTCGGCTGGACCGGCGGCTCGGTGCCGTTCAGCAAGGACGCCGCGCGCAAGCTGTACAGCGAGCCGAAGCGGCGCTGGTTGCGCGATCAGGTGGCGGCGGCGCTGAACGAGCGCGAGCTTTTTACGCGGGCCTGCGGGCCGACCTGATCGCATACGCCGAGGACCAGATGCGCCTCGCGGCCCGACTCCCTGACGGCTCCACGCTGCGACAGCACCTGCAGGCCGCGGGCGCCGTCGATGCGCGTCTGACGGCGACGCCGCCGGCCGGGTGCGATGGCATCTGGCGCGCTTTCGTTGACCTGAACGCTGCGCGGCCGGCCGGCATGTCGGCGGCCGCGGTGCCGCCGAGCGAGATCGACGCCTGGCAGCGGTTGCACGGCGTGCGCCTGTCGCCGTGGGAGGTCGAGACGATCATGCTGATGGACCGCGCGGCGCTGGCGGTGATTGCGGAGAAGAAGTGATGGCTGATTCCATGTCGCCGATCATCATCAAGATGCTCGCCGAAACGGCTCAGCTCGCGCGCGACATGGCGAAGGCAAAGAGCATCGTAGGCGACGGCTTCAGCGAGATGAACAAGGCCGCAGCTACGGTCAAGAAGACGCTCGCCGGCCTTGGCGTCACGCTGTCCGCCGCGGCCTTTGGCGCATGGATCAGGTCGTCCATCAACGCCGCCGACGAGACGGTGAAGCTGGCCCAGAAGATCG